TCCGAAGATGTAGGCCATTGTTGGGAGGGGGTCGGGGATATTGGTCGATAGGACGGCCAGCCTGTAGGCAAGCGGGACGTGTGCGCTCATTTGCAAGCCGGTTGCAGGGATGTTGCAGAGATCATTCCAGCCGCGCACCCAGTCGGTGCCGTTGTGCCAGTCAATCGCGTAGGTCGCTCCGGGCTCTACATTTTCGATCCGGACATTTGGTCCGTTGTTCGGAATGGTATAGTATGTCTCTTCGAGGGCGTTGATCGGCGGGTTGGTTGCGATGGCAAACTCGTTTGTGGACCAGACTATGCGATATGCACGCGGGAGGTCTATATAGAGATACTGATCCTCTGAGTCGCCGAACGATTGCTGATTGGTCCAAGTCGCCGACCACTCAAGAGGTACTTCCAGCGGAGTCCATTCCACGCGGTAGTAGCCGGGATCCGTGCTGTTCGTCCAGGTCAGCAGCGCCGCGTTGCCATCACGCTGAATCGTCGTGATGTGGATGTCGGCTTGGGAGACGACATTAATAAGTAGTAAAGTAACCAGAATATGTCGGAGTAACAATCTGACCTCCTGTAGTGATTCCGTTGATAAAGAACTGGTATCCGGAGGAAATATTAAGCTCTAACCCATATACCAGGAAATCCTGTTCGCAGATGAACGTCCGGTTTGTGAGCGGATAATACAGCAGCACAGACCCTCCGCTATCATTCCGGCGAACCATTACGTTACGGCTCGGCGAGGAAATTGCTGATGGCAAAGCCTGAACGGTATATGTCGGCTGCACGCCTGTCAGCGTGAATGCAACACTTGCTGCAGTACAAGCGGCCATCGTGCGGCCGGATGTCGCCGTCTGGCCGTCCATAATGCATGCAGGCTCGTCTGTGCGGAGACCCACTGTGTTTGGAGAAAGCGCCGTGTCTCCGTTCGGCCGACCATTTCCGTCCGTGTCCAAAAATGCGAACCAATACGTGTCGCCCGCATACTGACCGGACCCGACCTGGCGAATCGCGGTGGTGAGCACGTTGGTCTCATAGCTTCCGTACATGCCGGACGAATAAGCGAAGCTCCAGCTCCACGTTGGATATCCCTGCATATATCGATTATCCCATCCAAAGATATACAGCGTGCCGCTGTTGTAGGCCGTCGCATTGTTGAGCGTGATTGCCAGGTGCTGCTCGGTGTTGGCAATTGTCACGGGCTTATTGCTGCTCACGGTTGAGTAGGTGACGGCCAGGGTTATCGGCGTGTTGGTGGTAACGGCTCCGGCGATGAGCGTTCCGTTTGTAATGGTGGTTCCGTCCGGGACGGCCGTGCCGAATCCCCAGGAGGCCGCCGCCGTCACGTTGTTGCTCACGCCCTGATCGTAGATTGCCCAGGCGCTGTAATTGGCTGTCGCCCGCTCATTGAGCGTCGCACTGCCAATCACGCCCACCCGCTGAAGCGTTGGAGGATTGGTATCGTTGATCTGTACCAGCGCGGATCGGGCGAGCGATGACCCGTTCCAGGAATATTCGGCGTTAACGGTCACGCTCGTATTCCAGATGACCGACCCGACCACCATATTCGTTCCGACCATCTGCGCGGTGGCCGGTCCACCGGCCAGCGAATAGACGGCCTCGCCGGATACGTCGCGCGAACTGGTATCGGAGTAGCTGGCTGTGAGATAATAGCGGTTCGTTGATCCCTCATACACCAGGTTGTTGCCGGTGAGGGTCAAACCAGTCATATAGATGGTGCTTGTCGGTGCAGCGATGTTGGTAATGAGCCCGAGCAGATACCCGAGGCGCGAGTTGATGGAGATGAGGTGTGATTCCACGCTGTTGGTAGCCGGGGTGTAACTCGTCGGCGTGAACGCGACGCGGATATCCGCCGCGTTGGTTGATCCGGCAGAAACCACCGTGGTGTTGGTGCTGTTGGTGTAGGCGGCGGCCGTCTGTGCGGCGAGATTGGTGAGGATCGCATCGATGCTTTCCAGGCAGTTCTGCATGTCATAACCGCTGATCAACTCCAGATCCTCACGCTCCACCTGCACATACCGCGCGTACTCGCCGCTGCCTAACTGCTTGTATCGTCCGTCCGACTGCGCACCTGTATAGTAATCGGAGAGCAGGGCGGCGACATCGGTATCCACCGTGGCCTCAGCGATGTCCATCATCATTTCTTCCGCGCCGGACACCACCCAGAAGTTTGACGGATAATACACCACGCCGTTGCTGTCGCACATGATCGTTGCGGCGTGTCCAGACGCGCAGAACATAAGCGCCACTAAAAGGCTGATCGCCATTCTGCATTCTGTCTTCTGACTTCTAAATTCTATCTTCATGGCAACTCCACTCCTGGGGCGGGTTCAAAATAGGGTTTGTCCGGATCGCCCTTAATGGTCAGCGGGTGCCACCATCCGGCGTTATCGGCGTTCTCGATGTAAAGCAGGCCGTCCGCGCCCCAGCGCGACTTTATGCCCGCTTCCGACCGCAGGAGATATCGCGCGTCGGATTCGGTCTGCGTGTAGTAATCCTCCTCCACGTCCGGAGGCGTCTCGCCGGTGTCGTAGCCATCTTCCGCGATGGCCAGCAGTCCGACGCCCAGGGTAATGTTATGCGCGGGAGTGTCGTTGGTCTGTGCCACCACGGCCAGCCAGTAGGATCCGGCGGCCACGTTCGTTTCTGCTGTGGTCGCTGTAATGGTCACATGCTGCGCCGTGTTATCGTTCCACTCATCGGCGGTCAGCGAGTTGTTCAGATCGTCGCCCGTGGCGGTCTTGAGCAGCGCCACGGTACCCGATGCGCTTCCGGTTGCCCGCAGAACCACCGAGACGGACACCAGGTTCTCAATGCTCTGGAGCACGTCGCTATAAAGAACCCCAATCTCGAACTGCACATCGTTCCCGCGCCAAAGGTGCGGAGGCTTTCCGGTGATCTTGTCGTTGAGCGTGTCGCTGTTTGCGATATCGCAGGCCAGGCGGATTCGTTTTCTGCTGATCACACTCATACTGGTTTCTCCTTGGTCAGCAATCCGCCCACGATGGTGTACTGATGCCGGGTGCTCACGCCGAGGCATTCAGCGCGGTAGTCGGTGATTTTTGCATTGAGCAGATAGCGCATGGAACCGTTAGGCGCTTTAAACGTCACATTTGCCCGTCCGGTGAGAGCCGTCTCATGTTCCAGGAGGAAGTTTTCTGCGATGCTCACCGTGGCGTGTTGGCGGACGGAGCCAAAGCTGACCGTTGTTTGGGCGTTCCCGCGATCAAATACCTGCACCTGGGAGGCTCGGAAAAACTCTTCAACCTGGGCGGCATACCGGCACACGAGCGTAATGGCGGAAGGTTTCCCGCCGCGCTCGGTTCCATACAGTGCCACATTGCCGAATAATATTTCCATGTCTAGGCCGCCTCATATTGATGCTTACGCCGTCAGCCCAACCGCAAACAAAGCGCCATACGCGCCGGCTGTTTCCACCCGGTGCCCGATAAAGCCGACTTCTCCAACGCGCAGTTCAGTGGCTCCCCACACCAGAGGGCCTTCGACCATCTGTGCATTGTAGATCGTTACGGTCAGGCCACCGACTCCAACGATTACCAGGTTGTTTGAACCGCGAAGCGTGGCACCAATGGCCGTTCCTTGCGCGGGCATGGATTCAAAGTCAGCCTCTGCAAAGTTTGCCGGGCGGCACTTCACCATGATGCTCGCACCGGTCAGCGTGTAATCCACCGTGCCGAGTCCATCAATGTAGATGGGTGATGTTTGGATTTCCGGAATCACCCGGAATCCGGTGGGCGAGGTAAAGGTTTTCGCGCCCCAGGTGGCCGTGTACTTCACCGTCTTAATGCTGGCCGATAGGAGAGCCGGAGCCGCCCACGCCTGGGAAGCCACGGTAAAGAGCGAGTTGGCGGTTGATGGATCGGTGCTGTTCTTCACAAGCGCCGTCATCTCAGCATCGCCGAAAGCTGTTTCAACGGCTGACAGAATCAGTTCCGGTTGTTTCGTCAAGGCGGTCGCGTGGAATGTGATCTTCGTTCCGGCCTTGCTCTGCACGACTGCTGCGGTATCTGTCGCGCCGAACATGGAGGCGCCGATGTTCGGCGTCGCATAGGGATAAAGCGCCGCCAGAATGTCCGCCGTCATGGAGCCGCACGGCTTAAAGCTGATTTTTGCGTTCTGATCCTTCTTGCGGATATCGACCACGCCTTCGGCACTGGTCGGCACATCCCAGCGCTCGGCCATTACTGTGGCGGTGATATTGTCCTTATCAAAGAAGGTCTGTCCACGGGTTACCGTTCCCGGTCCGCGTAAAATGGTGCTACGGTCTACTGTCATGTGAGTCTCTCCTTATGTGATAGGTTTTGCCGCCATCGTGGGCAGCTCTCCGTATGTCCGAAATCTTAAATGCCGGCAGGCAGTGGCCGGTGGTGGCGGCTGCACCATCGCCATGCTTGGCTTGTCAATCGTGTAGGCCCGACTCGCGCTTTGATGCAAACTCATCGCCTGAAACACCGCCTCGCAAATCTTTCCGATGGGTTTTCCGGTTCCATTTGCCGCTCGATTGGCGGTGACACTCTCCGCCACTTCGATGATGACCGATATTCGACCGAATCCAATGGGCTCGCTGTCCGGACTGTCGCAATCCGCCTCAACGGTCATGACCGTCACGGCAACGCCCAGCTTGGCGAGTGTTGCGCGGATACCCGCCTCGATATCGCCCTTGTCCTCGGTCATCACGTCTATCGTGGCGAGGTACGGGTGTTCTCGGAGGCGGGCGGCGACCTCGGTCTGGATTTCGTCGAACATTATTTCTTTGCCTTCTTCGGGGTGGGAGTATCCGTCGGAATGGTCCGCACGTTGCTGAGGATTAAGAGATCATGCGGATATGCCTGGAACAGCCGTATCTCATCGGCCTGTAACTGTTCGGCAATCAAATCCTCTGCTATGCGCTTCATCAGCTCCCGGTCATTGCGCACATGCAGGTTGATGCTTCCGTCCTGCTTCCCCGGCACAGCCTTCACGGGTTCAAAGCCCGCCGCCGTCAACCGTTCATTCAATGCCTGTAATTGGTCTTTCATAGTTTCCTCCTTTATATCCCGTCCTGCTGGTACCGCTTGAAACGCGAAGGCCGCGCACTGATTGATGGCGACGGAGAGCCGATCTTTTCATCGCTGACTTCGTCCGGTTCCTCGATCGCAAAATGCTCTTTTTCCACCCGCTGTAAGATCTGCATGGCCGTGCGGGCCGCTTCTTTTCTGGCGTCGTTGGGGTCCACAAGCACGCCTCCGCAACGCTTCATAATCTCGATCACGATCAAATCCACGCATGGACCGATCAGCTTCTGCGGTATAGTTCCGGCCGCGCCGAGAGTGTTCGCCTTGTTTCCGGCAATGCTTCCCCGTGCCAGGTCGGTGATCTGATCGACGTAGTAATCAATCGGATCCTCCTGATTATCACCAAGCAGCAACGAGCGGAATGTTGTCAACTCCGTATCGCTCATGCGTGAGAGGATGTCTGCTTCGGTTATGCGCCGCCATGTCATTGGGTTTCTCCAAGCGGCGCGCCGGTTGAAAGCCGGCGCGCCGACGTGATTCGCTATTGCACGCTACTGCACAATAGTGCGGGTCATTTCTGCGGTTCCACTGTTGGTGCCGAATCCGCTGTATTGCAGCACGTCGCCCTTAAAGAGGTACGTCGTGTTGGTTTCGCGGTAGATTCCGGCCCCGCTGGAGATCACAATGCTTCCGACCGTGTTCGTTCGTCCACTCCGGACGCGCGACACCACGCCAGTCGCTCCGTTGGTGCTTGCCTGGATGCCAAACACCTCCACGCTGATCAGCCTTTCGGCGTAGTAGTCGCGCGTGTTGGTGTAGGCACCTGCTCCGGCCGTAAGCGATATCGGATCGCATACCGGCAGTTCCGAAGCCACCGCGACATTCGCGGCGACCGCTACGGTAATTGCAGCCGTGCAAACGGCTGCGAAGAATCTTTTCATCATGGGTTTCTCCTATTTATTGGTTGATCTTGTTTGCTTGCCGCTTACCAGGTCGGGGTGATCAGGTACGCGCCTGCGCTGTTGGTCAGGGCGACATGCTCCGACCAGTCGAATTTCGCCACGGTGACGCGGCCATCGTCGCGCTCGTAGGAACCGGGCACCATGACCTTGTTCCGCAAGCGGAACGTCTTCATAAAGCTCGGATCGCGCCGCGTCGGGTTGTCGCGAGCGACAAACAGCAGCATGGACGTGCCCAGAATGAAGTTGCGATTGGCAGCCTTGCCTTCCGCCGCGCTGTCCACCACCATGTAGGAGGTGCGCACTTTCGGATTCCCGATCAGCATGGCAGACAGCAGCTCTTCGGTGACCAGGGCCAGCCCATTGGCCTTGCTGTTTCCAGCCAGGATTTTCTTGGCGAGCATCGGGTGCTGCTTGATCATGCGCAGGAAGTCAGCACCCAGACAGATGCGGATATCCATAATGCTTCCGTAGGCGGCGCCCTTGATCAAGGCGGTTATATATTCGTCCAGCACCTTCACCGGATCCACAGCGGCCGCAAACGACGGCGTGATTGGCGATGCGCTGGCAATGGCCATATCCACCACCTTCTTCTCATGCGAGAGTCCACCGACTTCGGCAGCGAGATCGGCTGCTTCCTGGAATGCCAGGTTGAGACCTTCCTCGTCGGCTTCATCGTGATCGACGGGAACGTCGATCGCATTCGGTTTGCAGTCGTAGGTTTTATCGGATTTTGAAAAACCGATTTCGACGGCCCGGCCACCTGTCGCACGTTCCGTGTCCGGAATCCGGAAACGGTTGGCATCGGTGTATTCTTTGTAACGGCCTGTCGGCGATCCGACCTGTACGGTAGGCGCAATGAAGTCAGCCACCGGCGAGATGTTGGATTTAGCGGCTCCAACACTGTATTGCTTCAGCTCTTCGCTGAAGGCGTAATTTCTTGACATGTGAGTCTCCTTTTTAGGGGGTTGTGGTTAATGAAACGGACTGGATCAGGTCACCACGGTGATCTGGTGGCCAACGTAACGGAACTTGACGAGCTGCGCGTCCACGCCATCCTCTTCGGCGATGCCGAAGCAGCAATACGTGTCGCCGGTGGCCGGCAACGCCTGGGCCTTGCCCGCATCGGCAGACGTGGACATGTCCGCCGGGCAAAGGCGGTCGCCCGCATTGCAGGTGCCCTTGAGCAGCACGCGCATGCTCTGAGCGCTCGACATCGGGATCAAGGCAACCTGCGCCTCGTCCGCCGCGCCCTCGCCAATAATGAACGGACAGATATCCGCCATATCGGTCGGAAGAGCCGCATCGCCATTGCTGTCCAGCTTGGCCAGGCGGCCTTCCATGTCCGTCAGCGCGACTCCGGCCAATTTCGCGACCGGGCCGAACTGGGTGTTATTCTGAGACCCATAGACTCCAAGATTCATCATGATTCATTTCTCCTGATTGTGATTGTGATTGATTACCCGTTTTCGACTTCCGACTTCGCCTGGGCCCACGCATCCGGCCAGTCCAGTTTTTCACCCCTGGATTTTGCCGAATCTGTGAGCGACTGCGCGCGGTTTTTGATCCGTGCGGCTTTCGCGGAATCTCCGCTTCCACCATCCGTCGCGCTCTCCGGTTGTTTCGTGCTCTTGTTCGGCACTTTCGGTGCGGGCGTTTTTTGCGCCGGCGCGAGGTGCTTCACCAGTTCCGTCGCGGAGTCCTTGTTCTCCAGGTAGAGCTTGCGCAGAGATTGCCGTGCTTCGTCGGTATCCGCGATTTTCTCTTTATTCTCCGACACAAACGTATCGGCGGCCTTGTCGGTCTCTGCTTTTTCGAGTTCGGCAATCCGGGATTCCTTCTGCCGTATTTCTTCTTTGAGACGCTCGATCTCGCTTACTGCGGAGGCTTCTTCCGCATTTTCAGCGATTCCAAGCGCTTTATTTACCAACTTCATGTTTTCCTCCGGTTGGTTATTGTTTTTGGTGCGAGCGCCGTCCGCCTTGTTGCTGACCGGGCGCATAAATTGTTTCAGTCTCGGGCGATTGGTGAAGCCGATGGAATCAATGGCGATGGGCACCACGCGGGTACCATCCACAATATCTCCGCCGGCTTCCGCTTCCACTTCCAGCACGGGAGATACTCCGCGAAGTGTTCCTCCATCGATCAGCTCTTTGCCGAGCGTGGTTTTGCGCGGCTTGCCATATAGGCCATCCGCCCGCAATTCAAAGTCTCGGAACCACGCCAGGGCATCGGTCGCTTTATCGGCAGTCAGGCTCCAGTGCTCTCGGTCGCCCAGGATGCCGGTCCAGGTCTCGGATTTGGCGTCCTCTTTCAGGGCGGCCAGGATGCTTTCGAGCCGGTCACGAGTGATCACCTGGACCACGTTGAAGCTTTTCCCGTCCACCTCGATGGGGCAGGGCGCTTCGCAGATTGGGCAGAGATGGTAAAATCCATCCGCCGACTCCGAAAATTCACGATTGAGGATGATCAAATGCTTTGTCATGGGTGAATGCTCCTAATTTTAGCCGTGAAGGGTATGCAAAGGGTATGCAAACGGGCGTTTCTGGATTCTGCGGCCAACCGGGCGACGAAAGGGGTCCGGCCTTTTGAGGGCTTTAAACAGCGGGGGAAACCGGCAGAGAAGTCAACGTCCCTAGATTTCGTCATTTTACTATCTGCCGGAAACCGGCCCCCGCTGTCTAAATGGGTTGTCATATCCACTCCTGATATATGATGCTGTCTTCAAAGAGTTCCTGGGGATTGATGGTTGTCGCCGGATAGCGAAGTACGCCGTGCCCGGAGAGCTTCGGGACCTTGTTCAGCGCCCATGCAACGTATTCGCTGCACATCCACGCCTCCGGATGATCCAGCAGCCAGGCGACGAAGGCATCGGTCTTCCCATCGCTAATCAGCGCTGCCAGGCGTCCGAAGAACGTACCGCTGTAGAGTTGAGCCGCAAGCAGCGAAGTATCGTATTTGTCGCCCACGTGCTCATAGACCGCGTTGACGATGATTCGCGCGGCCGCATCGTCCAAGTGATTCGGCTTGCGAAAAAAGATGATCGTATCTTCGGAATTAAAATACTTGCTGAGCGGACTTTCTGTTACACCTGTGGTATAGAGCGCCTCCACACACGTATCAGGCCCCGTCACGGTTAGCGCATGACTGACCTTGATCTCCCCGATCTGATCAAAGCGTGTGAAGTAGGCAATGCCCTTCTGGAACGGATTGGGTTCCACGGCGCAGGTAAACCCCGTGTATCCGGCTTCATAATTGACCCCATACACCGGCGTATCTACCACATAGGCCGGAGAATTGGACATTGCGCTTAGCTGATAGGTTCTCACGCTTTCTCCCCCTTCTTTGCATTTGCATCGATCGCTCCGTTGATCATGGCTGCCGTGATGGTTCCTTCCATCGCTTCCGCCGCTGCCGGGTCTTTGAGCGCCGCCTTGGCGAGCGCCGGAAATTCGTTGTCAAAAAACGCCTTCAAATCCGCCTGCAACGTTTCATCCGGCGAATCATCGGGGATCTGGTTGATCCGAGCCGCGATCGGCTCCATGTCATGGGCCACGGCGTCGGCCAGCGCCTTGCGGGCGGTGGCCAGGAGGTTTTCCTCCGCTTTGGCGGCAGATTCCGAGCGGTTCGGGAGCAGCGCCTTGTTGCGGGCAGGATAGGGATAACCCTGTCCCTGCACAGACGGCTGATGCTCTTCAAGTTGATACCCCGTCCGCTCTTCCAGATCACCCGTCGTGATTCGGCGTCCGGATGCACTCAGTTTCGCGTCATGCTCGATCACGGCATCCACATCGTCGCTGTCCGGCTGGCTCAGGTCAAAGTAGGCCAGCATCGGCTGGCCGGGAAAGCGGCGGCTTAAAAACGGAAGGTCAATGCTTCGCTGGAAGAGTTCCGAGATGGCGGCGGCCTCCGCCTGGGCGAGCGCGTTGAACACATCCTCATGCAGGTTGCTTTGGCCGGAGCCCATGCCGGTCGCATCATTGAGCATGGTCAATTTTCCGGATGTGCCGGCAAGAACGATCTGGCTGTCCTGATACTCGATGTGATCCTTGAATGGAGCAATCCCCCTCACATCGCCGCCCGCCGTCTTGATGTCGCTGCCGGACGGTAGCGCCCCGCGTCCATCGCCGATGATGCCTTCCGCCACTTCCAGGTATTTCTTTTCATCATCCGGACTTACGCCCTGAGGCATGATCAGAAAGATGGCCGGGATTCCAAAAACTTCAATGAAGCCATCCCAATCCTTTTGCGACATGTTTTTCCGCATGAACGCGATCAGGGCGATTTCATCAATCGGGTCCTCGACTTCCCGCACGATCCAGTGCTGGAGGTCTATCGAATCGGCATTCAGGATGGTCCGCTGAAGATCAATGTTGAACTTCCACTCCCCATAAATCCCATCGCGCAGGAAAAACCACTGATCAATCGGCTCCAGGCGGCGAATGCCATCCTCAATATAATCGCCGCCATACACCTTCGCCAGATGCGCATAGCCCCGGAACTCCGCCAGGCACAAATGCTGAATGGCTTCATTCAGGTTTTCGATGCGCTCATATTCCGCACGCAGCGCGGCGGCCTGTTCCTCGGCCATGGATAGGGTGGCCCCGGGAGGCAACTGTTCTTCGGGGACGGTTTTGGCCGTCCACTCGCAGTTGCCGATAGCGGAAAGCCGCAGGCGCTTCAGAGCCCGCACCGTCGCGTCCCGCTTTTCCACAAAACGATAGAGCCAGGTCAAATCCAGATATTCCCCGCGCTCGCCCGTTTCAAGGTGCGAAACGATCCGCTGCATGGTCAGGCCGCGCAGCGGGTTCAGCGAGGTACGCCATCGGTTGACCTGGGCAATATGCTGTTTCCACGCCATAGGGACCAAACTCATCCTGCCATGCTCCTTTCCCGGCGCATAGCGAGAGCATCGCCGCGACGTGAGTTGCCCAGCCGGTGGGGGCTTCCAGCATGAAGAACGGGGGCATTCAAGACGACCTGCGCGGCGAGGCGCGCGTAAACCTTGGCCAACCCTAAATGGTTTTCGATTCCCTCCGCCCAATCTTCATCACCTGTTTTCGGGTTTTTGATTTTCCGAAGATTGGTTAGATGCGTGTGTACAACAGACATCTCAGCGCCTGAACCAATATAGGTGCGCGGAAGCCGAGCGCGTGGCATCGTGCGCAGTGCTGTTTGGTCATTGATGGTGACATGTTCCGCCATCCCATCCTTGGGCGTCCGGAAATCATTGACCGCTGCAGAGATCGAATCAAACCTGTTGCACTTGATCAGCGGGTATATCTCGCCATCCACGGTCCGTCCTATGTCATGTTGGATGCCTGATGCAGATCCTGATCCGAATAAAACCGCCGCCGCCTTGATGTTTACCCACCGTCCGCGGGTGCCATCCCAGGTAATTCCGGCTCCAATGTTCGCGAGGGTCATCCGCTTAAGTTCAGCAACGGATACTACCGGTGGGCTGTAGGTATCCAGTCCGTTCAGTTTTAAAACAATATTCTTTGTCAGTTCCGGCTCGCCACCAGCATCAAGGAACGCAACATCTGCCCCGAACAAATAAAAGAGTTCGAGCAATCGGAATTCAGCACGCCCGCTTGATACTTTTTCCGCCCATATCATGGGTGAGCATAGAGCTGAGCGGATTTCATCCATCCAGATCCAGCAGCGCGGACCGGTATCCATACCGATAACCCGAGGATGCGCTTTCGGCGTAATAGACATGCAATAAGAGTTGTCAGATTCATCCGAATCCGAATCCCGGAGTCCACACTCTATACAGCGCTGCACAACCTCAGGGGTAATAGGCTGGCTGGCTCCGGCATGGGGGATCGCGCGCCGGTCGCAATGCCAGGCGATTAATGCTTCCCCATCCGCTTGCTGAAGCGCCGCAAACCAACTGGCAACCAAAGATTCCCAGTCAATGGCTGCTACACCCATCTGAGACACGCGAATCGAAAAATTAAGCTGTTTAGCTTTTTCCGGATGGTCCGCCTTATATTCGCCACGGTCTCGGTCAATCGGTGTGCCGCAATCCGGACATGCCGCATAATAAAGAAGTGCCGGATCATAGGTCATTTCCTCGCTGAGTTGAGGATCATTGACCGATGGTTCCCCGGATGCAGAAACTCTGCACACATGCGGCCAGTGTTCTTCAATGCAGATATCCATCCCGCAGCAAGGACATTCGACAACCCACTTGTGCTGAGTGCCATCTTCATAGCGTTCATGCTGACCGGCTCCGTGAATCCGCTGCGTTCCGATGAAGCAGGTCAGTTTGACGGCGCTGGTTGTCATGCGTCCCGAAACATAGCCGATATTCTTTTTAGGAATATCGTCTGTTTCATCGCAGGCGGCCACATCAAGCGAGATCGTCGTGGTAGGCTTTTGAAGGCCCACAAAATATCCGAAAGCCGTACGCTCGCCATCGCTTACCTGGTAGGAGTTCTTTTTGTTGACGGACTTTCCGGATTTCCCTTCAGCCTTATTGAGCTGGATCATAGGCGGAAGCCATTCGATCTGGTCGAGCACATCCGGCCTGAATTTGGTATCAACAATGGTCGAAAGAAGGATCTGGTCGGGCGTGTAGTACCCGAAATTGGTAAACTCAATGGACGTGCAATAGGCCGAGAAATTAAGTTCCAACACGGTTTTCCCGAACTGAGCTCCTCCACAGATCGAAACCGTTGCTCCTTTGAGTTTCTCCGGAGCATAGAATATTCCATCAATCTCAACGGCTGTTTTATGCACAGTGTTCTGGATGATTTTGGATAAAATTTCCGAACAGAATATCAGTGGTCTACGCCCTTTGAATGAATAAGGAATGTACCGCCCATCGTTCAGCCGCACCTTGGCATATTTTTCGAGGAACTCGGTAAAGGTAGCCACTTTCGGAGCAGGGTTTTTGCTCTCATGTACCAGGCCGTTGAGATGGTTGAGGGCATCCATTATTTCTCTCCCTCTATCACGGCCTTAAACTCGGCAAACGCTGCCTGGGCAGCGGAGTTCCCCCTGATCTGCTCGGCCAGCGCCGCAAGACCGGCCTGATACTTATCCGACTTGATTAATTCAAAACGCGCTTCGGACAAAGCCTGTTCCTGTTTTGCTTGCAGCGTGGAGATAAGCCCGTTGTATTGCTTCACCAGCGCCGAAATCGCCTGCACATCCCCACTGGCAATCGCCTCTACGGCTAGAAAACCAATACCCTTGATCATGGTTTCCGAGATGTCCTCCATCTTGGAGGTAGAATTGTTGATTGATGCCTGGACCAAGTACGCTCTCCTTAAACGATCCTCAGAGACTTCCGCACTGTACCGATCATAGAACGCATAGAGCGCCGTCTTGCCGGGAATGGCGATTCCGTCCATGAGTTCCTCACGGGAGAGCAGAGCGCGGGCCTTCGGTGCGCCGTAATCGCGCAGGCATTCATAGACGAGCTGCTTCTGCGCATCGCTGAGGCCGGCCTGTTTCTCCCAGCAGTCTGGACGGTCTTTAACCACGCGTCATCTCCTGGTGTTGGGCAAGCCCTTTTTCCGTGGCAAACCAAATGTTTTTGCGGAAACTGTTTTCGCGGCTGTTGACCCAGCCCTTAGCCTTCATGTTCTCCAGCTCGCACTTGAACTCAACAATGGTAAGCAGAGCCGCCAGACGTTGATTCACATACCGGCGTAATGTCTGCTCCTCGATCGGAGTCCCTCCGAATGCAGCCAGCACACTCAACGTTTCCTGTACCGTCATTTCATCCATGACTATCCTTCCTCCATTTTACGGACCAGTTCCGTCACCGAGCCCACCGCATTAACAAGATCCTTGCTCAACTGCTTCAACCCATCATCCCCCTTGCGGCTGTCTTCCTCCACTCGCCGTACCTCTGCCCGAAATTCACCGGCCAGTTCCTTCATACCGGCTTCCAGTTTGTCCCCGAGCTTGTCCAGACTCTCCTTGAACTCACGATGCAGGCTTTTAAAGCTGTCGCTGCCCCGCAACAGGCGTTCTTCAAATTCACGATTCTTCTGCGCTTGCGCGCTTTCCTGCCGATCCAGCTTGTTTTCGATCTCGCCGCACTTCTGGCTGCCCCACTGGCAGGGTTGTTTCGGCATTAAAGCCTTGATCGCGACGCCCAGGCAGGCCAAGCCGCCAAGTGAACCCACCAGATAGCCCATGAATTCTGATTCGGTCATTGCGCCTCCTGGGGTAAAAGCCGGCGGGCTCCAACGACGGGGAATGAATCCGTCGCGCGCTCGACCGCCGAGGGGCGAAAGGTGACCCCAGCGCTGTGCGGGTTGTTTTTCATGGTGCCGACGTTTGCCGAGTCGGCTATGGCATTATCGTAAATCATCAGGACCCCGCCCTTATCAGCCGCTGCACCTTATCCAGCACCACCCGGAGCGCCGACGCTGTATCCTGGAGCGTATCCGCATCATCCACAAAAAAGAGACCATCGCGCCGGGAAAGCGCGATGGTCCGCCTGTGGTTCAGGATGACTTCAATGTCGCAGGGTGTGGTTGTGGCTGTGGTAGCTACATGGGCGCTCTCCTTTTGGGCTCGTTTGCGTTGTGCAGTTTTTCTCATGACGGGCGATGGTTTAACACGGGTTTTGCGACACGTCTACGTGTCCATGCCGTCCATGCGCAACGGTAGTAAATAGGGTCTCATGCCTTCCGCGACCCGCACTATCTGTGTGCGTTCTCAACCCATTGACGATGCGGCGAAGCCGCATCTATGTTTGTATGTTGACATACAAACAGGAGGACACCATGCAACGAGTATTCGACCGTATCGCCCGCTTCGATGAACGCAGCAGAGCATTCAACATCCGGACGCTGTTCCGAAAAAAGGAGTTCGTCCCCGTAACGAAGATCTGGGGATGCCGTGTGCATCTCGACCAGGGGAGCGAGGGAGCCTGCCCCGGATTTGGAACCGCCCACGAGCTGGCTTCCGATCCCGTGCGCGTCCCGCGAGTCACCGCCCGGATGGCACGCACCATCTACAACCTCGCCAGG